GAGAAGTTACGTTATGCCCTAACATTATTTTGCGTAAACATTCTTCGCTTAAATATGTATAGTGGTCTGGAGCATCGTTTAACGGTATGTCCTCAACACTCGTTCGTGTTTCTACATTGTCGTTAAATGAAACAATTACTTTTCGGCCTTGTGAGCCTGTTAATTTTCCTAATACTTGACTTGTGATTTGGTCTTGTTGCTCTGGAGTAGGGACACCGTTGTTAAAGTTTACAATCTTAGTTCCAGAAAAACTATTTTGAACTTCATTGATTAAATAGTTAGCTACTTCTTCTTCTAACATTGCGTAACTTAACGCACCTTGATAATCTACATAGCTAAAGTATTTCATGCCTATTGAATAAGGCTTAATATAAAGTATCTCTACTTCATTGTTTGAAAACCCAAAAGCATCAATTCGCTTAGGTGGAAATTTGCGTATATCTTCCCAATTATCAGAATAATAATATGCTTCTATTTCTCCGTCTTTATTACACTTTTCTGGTGCTAATAATTGAACTGGAATATGATATGCCTTAACAATTTTTGAATGGTCTTTAGTGTAATGAACTTGAATAGCACACTGCCCTAAAGCCTTTAATTCAAATGCTAACTTTCTTAAACAATCTTGATTGAATAAGGTCATCATTTGAGCATACTCATTTGGCTTTTTATTAGCATCTAAAGCAAACAATCCACGACCGTAAATTAATCGGCTTATATTGTTTATAATTGCGTTATTAGTTGTTGAATTTTTATACCTATCAATAAGGAAATTAAAATAAGAATTTGATTCCCCGTATGTAACCCAATCTTCTCTTTTGGATTCCACGACTTCTGGTGCTTCGTATTTTGCTAAATCTATTATATGTAGGTTATTCATAAGTTATATATTCATTTGTAGTCGTATGACTTGTGTACTGTCCGTTATTAACTGAAAAATTAACTATTGTTTGGTCGGTACAAAATGCTTTACCTCTAAATACTAATTCTCCGTCGTTAAATAATTCAACTTTATAAAAGTGATTTTCTATTAATTCACAATAGATATTCAAAACCAAATAATATACTTTGTCATCAACTGAATCAATAGTGATTTCTTCTGTTGTATTATTGCTTTCGTCCGTAAAATATAAAGTATCAAATGTATTAGAACGTGGTATTATTACCAATTCTTGAAGTTCTGTTGAAGTAGTTAATACATTCATATATTATAAACGTTTGTTTCGTGTTTCTGTTTCTAAAACAAAAAACCCCACCAATTTAGGCAGGGTCTTTTATGCTTGGAGAAAATAAAATTTAAGCAGTAACTACGGATGCTCCGTCTAATACTACATTTAGTAAATCAGCTTCGCTTGAACAATCTAAGAAATTTGCAGGTACGTTTTCCATTCCTGTAAACGTCAATGAATACCCATTGAAATCACCTAACGCAGTTCCCGAAGATACCGTTCCCGCACTTACATCACAACCTCTTTGCAATCCTGCAATAAAGAATTGATTACCACGTGTTCTAACGATAATGTTAGGACGTCCGTAAGCCAATAATTTGATTGTTTTATGTGTAACTACGTCTTGTTTTTTTAACTGTATTGTTAACGTTTGCTCAAAAAATGTAGTACCGTTATCTCTTGAAGATTGAATAGCTTGTTCAAAAGCATTCGCACCCTTTAATTCGTATTTATATACCGTTGGCACGTTTGCAATTTGAGTAATTAAATCAGTGTAAGTTGCATCATAGGTAATATCACCACCCAATGCAGCAGAATCAGGATTGTACGTCCCGTAGTTAATAATATAGATAGCATCTAATCCACTTACTGAATCTTTACATGCTTCTAATCTTCCATTTGCTATATCACAGCTCATATCTTTTTATTTTATAATGTTTCTAAAAAAAAAGGTGGTGTTTATTGCACCACCCTTATATTATTTTATCAGTTAATTAGATTCCGTAAGTAACTACGTCAGAAGCAAAACCGTATTTAGCATCTGCAGTAAATCTCATTACTACTCTTACATTTTGAGAACCGTCATTTTCTGCCATGTCAATTACACGTACTTCGTTCAAGTCACTCATCAATCCTGTTGCAAAATACAAGTTAGAAGTTTGAGCTAACAAAGCTGTGTTTGTCGCAAGACCTGGAGCTAAAAATACTTTAACACCGTCAAAATAAAGGTCATTTAATTGTTGGTTAGTTCCTTTGTTATCGTAACCGTTAGCACCTACTCCAGAAGCAGCAAATCCACCCAAAGCACGAACGTAAGCACGATAGATATTAGAAGAAACATAAAGTTTCAAATCTTCTTTTCCGTACAAAGCAGCAGGTAAAGCATCAATGATAGAACCTAACTCAGCAACAACGTTAGAAGCTGTTACAGAAGTACCCGCTATTTTTTGCCCTGCAGGAAGTGAAGCATCTACGTCTAATTGTCGCATGATTCCAGAAAATTCACCAGCACTTGCGTTGTTACCGTCCCAAATAACTAATTCCATTTGTTGAGCAACTTTTTCAGCAGCATGAGCAATTAAGAAATCAGCGAATGATTTAGGCAATACGTCAAATGCAGAATACCCCATTTGAACAGCATCCCAATCTGAACGAAAGTCTGTTTTACAAAGTTGTAAGTTAACTTGAAAAGTTTCAGGTTGAAGAATTTTTTCAGTCAAAGTAACTGTTGACGTTGGGTCAAAGTCACAAGTTCCGTTTTTAATAATTCCGTCAGTAGCTACTTTTTTGATAACTTGTTTGTACTTAACGTTAGGCATGATAGTGATACCGCCTTTGTCTAATGTTGGACAGCTTAAAAGTGCTGCCGCAATGTACTTACCTGCGAACTCGCCTGCGTAAGTAGTTGTAATTGAAGTTGTTGTTGCCATTCTTTATTTAAAAATTTATTTATTACTTATTTAGTTTTTCTAAGATTGTATCCATTATTGAACGTTCTCTTTTAGAAGCAAGTCTTACTCTTTCAATTGGGTTCGTGTTTTCGGGATTGAATGAAATAGGCTTAGGCTCCTCGCTTAATTCTACTTCTGTTTTTTCTTCTACTTTGTTTAGTTTAGATAACTCAGCTTTCAAAGTTTCGTTTTCAGCTTTCAATGCTTCGATTTCACTAAAGAATGATTCCTTAACTACACTTTCGATAGTTTTCTTTGGAGTAGCTACTGTTGTTTCGTTAGCTTCTACTTCTACCTCAACTGTTGGTTCTTCTTCCATTGGCTCCTCTTCCATTTTCTCTTTAACCTCTTTAACTACACCCTCAACCTCTACTACTAAAATACGTCCGTCTTCCGTTTCATATTCACCAACTGGAACTGGTATTTTTTGGTCATCTTCCGTAACTACGAAAACTTCCATTTCAGGTTCGAATGCGTCAGCTTCTAAAACTGTTACACCGTCCATTAATTTCATTCGCTCAAGTTTTACTTCCATTCCTAAAAGAACTCGAACTTTGTTTAAGATTTGATTTGTATTCATTTTTCGTTTTTATTTAAATTATGTGCAAATTGGTAATAAGCTTTTCAATCAATTTGATATTTTCTTTAACTTGAACTATTCCATTTTCAACTTCCTTTTGTGGACTTAGAATACCTAAATCTTTTACTTGTTTTGTGAAGTTTTGTAATTTAACAAGTAACTCTTTATTTAATCTTAAAGCTTCTTGTGCTGGTTTTAAAGCTGACTTTGCTAAATCTATTGACTTAAAAATTCCTTGATTAGCAATTGACATTTCTTTTTCAATATCTTGTAACACCCCTAACTCAACTTCGTGTTTTGCTAACTCTACCTTTTCGGTAAACAACTTATTATAAACTGTTTTTCTCGTGTTCATATTTCTTAAACGTTTTAAATTATTATTCTGTTACTTTTTTATCCGTTTTGACGTATTGTAACCCTTACTCCGTTGTTTTCAGTTTGCGTAACTTGTTGAGGTGTTACACTCGCTGTTTTACCTATTCCTTGAGCTCTTAAACTTCCATCACAGCATTTATTTGAATAAGTATTGTCTTTACATAGACAACCTCTTTTGCCCCCTTTTGGGCTTGGTATTTTATTTGCCATATTAGTTTATTTTAAAAGTTGTTTAAGCTGATTAATTATTTCTTGTTTTTCGTTTTTCTCTTGGCTCATTTCGTATTTGTCAGCGAAGTAACCCTCGATTGAAAAACCTTTAACTTTACCTGCTTTTACATCTTTCCAGATATCTTCGTTATTTACTTTCATAGCAATCATCCAAGTTCCTTTTGGTAAGCTAAAACCATACTCTTTAGATTTATCCATTTCTGGGTTATCAATTACCCAACTTTCAACAACACTCATTCCGTTTAACTTTTCTTTGTGTTCTAACGTTGCATTGTTTTGATTTGAGCGCATTAAGAACAATTCTGAAGCCTTTTTAATAGTGTCCTCACTAAAATATATGTAATATCCGTTTCCGTCTTTGTCAGCCCTTAAAATTTGCTTATTAGGAACCAATGCAGCACCCATTAAAATTTTCTTTTCGGCATCTACTTCTTTTAGTTCTATTTCGTGTTTTGATAAAACTATAAAGTTTTCTTCGATTGCAGGAGAATGAACAACACTAACCGCATGGATTCCCGTTTGTAAATCGTTTTCGTCTATTACTAATTCAATTATTTTCTTATCCATATTTTCTAAACGTTAAAATGATGCGTTTTGTAACCTATTTCTTTCAAGGCTCAATCCATTTGCTACGTCCCCACTAACTACATAAGCCCTTGTTGGTTGTTGTTGTATTTGTGCTAATTGATTAACTCCAGAACTTCCTATAACATTAAAGTTAGGAGCCATTGCACCACCTCCAGCACTTGGAGATTGAACTTGGTCGCCACCACCATCAAATTTAGCTTTCGATATTGTAGCTATTTGTAACGCACCCATAGCAGCTGCAGCAATACCAAACGGAATACCAGTTGGAATACCACCACCGTTTCTAATTGATTGTACTACGTTTGATGCTGTATCTATTACCGTTTGAACAATTCTTAATTTTTTATCTCTTTCAAACATTTTGCGTTTAATATCTTCTTCTTCTTTGCTACCTTTTTTTACACTTTTCAATCTTTCTTCATCGTTTGCGTTTAATAATGAATTAAGACTTGACATCGATTGTCCGAATGTTTGAGCATATTTTAAAATTAAATCTACACGTGCCTGTTGAGATACCTTTGCTTTTTCTGCGTATGTTTTTTCAATCTTATCTATTTCAGCTTGTTTAGCTTCTTCAATTATTGCTAATTTTTCTGCGTTTCCTTTTGCTTCTTCTTCAAGTGTAAAATACTTCTGCCTAACTAATTCTAATTCATATTCTTCTTCACTCATTGATTTCTTTAAACGTGCCTGAAAATTAGATTCGTCTATTTCTTCAATTTCTGAATTAAGTTGATTTTCTTGTTCAATTCTTATTTTATTAGCTTCGGCTTTCGCTTCTTCTTCTTTTGCGTAATAATCAGCATCTAATTTTTCTAAATCTTTATTTAAGTTTTCTTGAATTAATTTTGTTAATTGTGCTTTTTGTTCACTTGATGCTGTACTACTTTCAATTTCTTTTATTCGTGTTTGTGCATCCGTTATTAATTTAACTTGTTGCTGTGCGTTTATATCTTGAATCTGTTTAATTTCTTCTTCATAAATTTGTTGTTTTAAATCTGCAACTTCTGTTATAGTTTTAGTTTCTGTACTTGCATTTTCAGTTGTTTGTTCAACGTATTTTTTCCCGTTATAAGTTAACTTATCAATTTCTCCTTGTGCTGTTAAGGATGATTTACCATAAGAATCCAATCGTTTTTCAGCATTCTTTAAAGATTCTCCATACTCAACAATAGATACTTTTCCTTGTTTGTATTCTGCATTTAATGAATTTATCTTTTCTTGTAGTTTATCGTATTGAGAAAACAACTGTGTTTCCGTTGTTACTCTACTGGCTGAACTTAATGCTTTTTGTGAGGATACTAATTCCTTTTCAATTTCAATTTGTCTTCGCTTTTGCTTATTTAATTTAGTAGTTATTTCGTCTTGAACTTCTAAATTCTTAGTTATTTTTTCTTCGTTTTTCTGTAAGGTAAATTTTGCTTTTTGATATTCCAAATAGTTTTTTACTTCCTTATTTAATTGCGCTTGAAATTCTGCTTCGTCACTAAGGTTTTTTAACGTTGTACCGTACTTTTTATTTATTTCCGAAATTAATGTACTTCGCTCTTTACTACCTTTATTAGTTGCTTTTAATTGACTTATATAACCTACAAATGCTGCGCTTTCTTTAGATACCGTTTCACGCATTTCTTTTGCATCTTGAATGGCTCTTTTTTGTTGCTCATTGAATTTCTGTTGCTCTTTATTTGTGATTCCAATATACTCTGAAACCTTATCCCAATTAGCAATTAATATACCTATTCCAGTAATTAACAATCCTATTCCCGTAATTGCAAAAGCCTTACCAGCTGCAGTCATTCCTTTAAACGCATCTTTAGCAACCGCTCCTAATTGCATGAATGAATCCTTTGCTTCCAATACACCTTGAAGACCTTGTGACAATGCCATAGCACTTTGTACTTTTAACATCGTCTTTTGTAATGATTCACTTTCAACACCTATTAAACCCAATGCTCCCTCGTATGCTTGGAAACCGTTTAATACACCACCAATAGAACTGCTTAATGAATTAAATTTAGCATCTGGGTTGAACGCATCAGTTAAGTTTTTTGCGTCTTCAATAGCATCTTTTAATTCGGATGCTTTCTTTGCAGCATTAACCGCTTCTTGTGAAGTTGCACCAAACTTTTCACTTAACTTTTGTACCTCTGCCTGTGCTTCTCTTAATTGAGATTTTAAACTTTTTTCATTGGTCTGAATGTCTAATTCAATTACCCTTTTTTCTGCCATTTCGTTTTACTTTTAGTTCTCTTATTGATTGATTCCAAAGGCTTTTAAAATCCTTTTTTAATTCGTGTTTTCCTTTCGCTATTTCTATGTTTTCAGATGCTCCTATAAACGCATCCAATTTTAACATATCTATTATTCCTTTTATCATGCTTGTTGAATAAAATAATACTTAATTGTAGTGTTGTCTGAGTATTTAATAGTTAATGTAAATCGTCTTTGTAAACCCGTTGTATTTCCAGGCACACCAACACCTAAACTTTTAACAGAAGTATCTGTGCCAACCCAATTAAAACCAGCACTTGAAAGAACTAATCCTGGTCCCGTATTAGTTGTTGAAACAGAACCGTTTCTAAAATATACAGGAAAATAAAGTGAATGAGCTGT